TAACCGCATACAGCACGTCCCACATGGAATACAGCGCCGGGTCAACAACAATATCGAATTGCGTCATATCCTCATTATAATTGACTTCAAGGAACGACGCGACTTCGTTTTCGCCTTCAAGGAGATCCGCAATCACTTCATCAACCGCCGTGCGGTAGTCTGCGCGCATCGTATCGTACTGCGCCTGCGTCATCATATAGGTAACAGAGCCATCGTCATTGATTTCACAGCCTGCATACCCATTTTCAGCCGCACCATCGCGAATGGAATCCTCGGATTCACCATCGAAGAAAGAAGCGGCAAGCTGAACCTGCGTCGTATCAAGGAACTGGTGCTGGACCATGTGACACTGGTGATCGACCAGACGCCCTGCTACAGCGCCACCAGCGTGGAAATGCGGGCAGAAGGAGAAGAACACATCGAGCAGAGAGCCTTTGACACGGAAATGGAACTGTCCATCGAAGAAAAAAGGGCAGATGTGGACTACAGCAAATACGAAGACAGACTGAAGGAATTGGAAGGAGAATGATAGTATGAGCTATATGAAACAGCTGAAAGACCAGAGAGAACTGAAAGCGAAGGAAATGAAAGACATTCTGGATGGCGCAAAAACAGAAAACCGTGCCATGACAGAAGAAGAACAGCAGAAATGGGATGCTCTGGATAAAGAAATCAAGAACATCGACAAGACCATCGAAGCGGAAGCAAGAGCCATTGAAATGAACGGCAGAAAGAAAACGGAAGGCAAAGCAGAAGGCGAAGAAGAAACAAAAGAAGAAAGAGCAAAAAGAGAAGCTATGGAGGAGAGAGCATTCGTAGATTTTGTTCTGGGTGCTGTTGAAAACAGAGCAGAAGGTCAGCTGACCATCGGTGAAAACGGTGCTGTTATCCCTGTTTCCATTGCGAACAGAATCATTACAGAAGCAAAAAACATTTCTCCTGTATTTGCAAAGGCAGTACAGTACAGCGCAAAAGGCGAACTGAGAGTGCCTGTATACGATGAAACAAACGGCGCTATCAGAATGAGCTATGCAGAAGATTTTGCTGAACTGGAAGCCAATGTAGGCACTTTTACAAGCGTAAATCTGGGCGGTTTCCTGGCTGGTGCACTGGCACTGATCGGCAGAAGACTGGAAAACAACGGCTCCTTTGATGTTGCTGCCTTCATCATTAAACAGATGGCCAGAGCAGTTGCTCTGTTCGTGGAAGGCGAAATGCTGAACGGTACAGAGGACAAGATGGAAGGCGCACTGGAAACAACAAATGTTGTAACAGCTGCAGCGGCAACAGTTATCACGGCAGATGAACTGATCGACATGCAGACAGAAGTGAACGACGTATTCCAGGAAGATGCGATCTGGATCATGAACAAGAACACACTGAAGAGCGTGAAGAAACTGAAAAACGGCAATGATGAATATCTGCTGCAGAGTGATCTGTCCAAAGGTTTCCCTCATACTCTGCTGGGCAAGCCTGTACATATTTCTGACCAGATGCCCAATATGGAATCCGGCAAGAGACCTATCCTGTACGGTGACATGAGCGGTATGTCCACAAACGTAAGAGAACACGCAGAAGTTCAGGTTCTGAGAGAAAAATATGCTACACAGCACGCTATCGGCGTGATCACATGGATGGAAATGGATTCCAAGATCACAGATAAGCAGAAATTTGTAGCTCTGCAGATGGCCTGATAGCAGGAAGGAGGAAACAACATGAAGGTTAGAGCGTTGAGAAGCTTTGGCGGTGCGGTGAATATGAGCCGCGGCCAGGTGAGGGACATTCAGGACGAATATGTTCTGAAGGACCTGCTGAAAGCGGGCTATGTGGAAGCGCTGGAGGAAGCAGATACGCAGGCATCTGCGGAAAACGATGCAGAATCCGAAGGGGAGACTGACACAACTCCCAAAGAACCCGAAGAGGAAGAAACACTGACAGGCACTCTGGACACGGAGGAACTGCAGGAAATGCACTACAACGACCTGAAAAAACTGGCAAAGGAAATGGGCCTGAGCTCTGAGGGCAAAAAGGATGAACTGGTGGAAAGGATCGCCAGAGCAAAAGCTGAGGCAGGCGTTGTGGAATGAAACTTTCCGAACTGACCATCGAAGAAGCGAAACTGTACTGCAGGGCAGAGGATGAGGAGGACAAGGTGTTCGAAATCATCCTCGATGCCTGCAGGGCATTCATCCGCGGCCAGACGGGGCTGACGGATGAGGAAATGGACAAATATGAAGACCTGACTATGGCGGCGCTGATCCTGGCTTCTGATATGTACGACAACCGCACCTATCAGCAGAAGGAAACGAAGGTGACGGCGAATCTGGCGGCGAAAGCCATCATTGACCAGTACTGCATGAATCTGCTTTGAATGCTCCGCCTGTTCGGGGCGGAATCAGAACATAAGGAGGTGGAGATATGCAGGCAGGAGAGATGCGGCACCGCATTGAAATACAGAGGCTGGTGAAGGTAGTGGAAAACAACATCACCACCACAGAATACAGACCTCTGAAGGCCGTATGGGCGAAAGCAAACGGCCTGTGGGGGAAGGAAAGATGGGATGAGGATATTTACGAAGCCGAAAGGACAACGATATTCACCATCCGCCACATCGCCTGTCCTGATCTGACGGTGAAGGACAGGATCCTCTTCCGGGGACAGCTTTACAACATCACCCATATTGACAATGTGTTTTTCGGAGACAATTTCGTGAAGGTGACTGCAGTAGCAGTAGAAGAAGGTGAGAGCCATGAATGAACTGGTCGAACTGGACAAAGCACTTGGTGATTTTCTGGACGCATTTCCTGAAAAACGGCGGGAGCTGGTGGAAAATGCGGGGGAGAAGATGCACAGGCAGGTGCTCCGAAACATCGACAGGGACACAGAGGCCAGGACCGGACACCTGAGAGAAGCCTGTTACAAACACATCGGCAGCGGGGGAGGCTATGCGGCTGTGCGAAACGACAGCAAAAAAGCACCCCACGCACATCTGGTGGAGAACGGACACAGGCTCATCAAAGGGGCAAAAACGAAGGAAGGAAAGCACGGACAGCAGGTGAACATCAAAGGCAGCGGCAAGGTCATCGGCTGGGTAAACGGAAAGCATATGTACCGGAACGCCATGAACGAACTGGCGGAAGAACTGGAACAGGATGCGGAAAGAACAGCTGAAGAGGCATTGAAGGAGGCTGGTTTGATTTGAGAATGACGATGGGAACGCTGCTGCAGGCCATCATTGACAAGGTGGCGGAAACAGTGCCCGGTGCGGAGCATTACAGAGGCAGGCTGGAGGAAGGATTCTCCCGCCCTGCCTTTTTCTATTTGCCCACATACCAGGGAGAAAGAAAAAGAAACCATGTGACTTCTGAAAAGACAGCGGAAGTGCAGATTATCTACTTCGGGAAAACAGACAGATTCGGGAGAGAGGATTTCGGGGACAGGCTGCAGGTGCAGGATGCCCTTGACGGATTCCTGAACCAGTTCTATCTGGAAGCCGGAGACAGGAAACTGCATTTTACCTACGAAACGAAGGAAGTGGACGGACAGATGGCATATTACCTTTCGTTCCGGTTTCTGGACGAAGCCTTTGACCAGCGGATGGTGGCTGACGAAGCCATGGAAGCGGCAGAGAGCATGAAGGTAAATGTCGTTGCAGAAGCAAAATAAAGAAGGAGGCATGAAAAATGGGACTGCCCAATATCATCATTGAATTTATCAGCAAGGCTTCCACAGCCATCAAGAGAGGCGAAAGAGGCATTGTTGCTGTTATGGTCATTGAGGAAGTGGAAAACCCTACAGTGACAAAAATCGAGGATGTGACACAGATCCCCGAAGGCCTGACCGAGGCAAACAGAGCCTATGTGGAAAGAACATTCCTCGGCGGTCAGAAGCCTGTAAGATATGTGCAGCTGGTACAGGCGAAAAGCGTGGCGGAAGGCCTGCCTGTGCTGGAAACATTCAAATTCAACTACTTTGCAGCACCTCCCACAGTGGAAGCGGACGAAGTGACAAGCATCGTGACCTACATCAAGGCCATGAGAGACAACAAAAACCTGAAGGTGAAAGCGGTGCTGCCTAACGCCAAAGGTGACCATGAGGGTATCATCAACTTCACCACAACAGATATCAAGGTGGGCGAAAACACCTACACAGCGGCGGAATACTGTTCCAGAATGGCAGGCCTTCTGGCAGGCACACCACTGAGCGTGAGCTGCACTTACTACGTGCTGAGCGAAGTGGACGATGTGCCCAAATTCAGCAGAAGCGAACTGGATGCGAAGATCGATGCAGGGGAACTGGTGATTTTCCACGACGGCGAAAAGGTGAAGGTCGGCAGGGAAAGAAACAGCCTGACGACAGTAGGCCAGGAAAAGGGTGATATCTACAAATCCATCAAGGCTGTGGATATCATGGATATGATCTTCGATGACATTCATACCACCATCGAAGACAACTACATCGGCAAATACGCAAACAACTACGACAACAAGTGCCTGGTCATCGTTGCGGCACAGACCTATCTGGAAAGGCTGCGGGATGAACAGCTGCTGGACACAGAAATCACCGTCGGCATCGATCTGGAGGAACAGAAGAAGTATCTGAAGGAAAGAGGCTGGGAAACGGATGAAATGACCGAGCAGGAAATCAAGGAAGCCAACACAGAAACATGGATCTTCATTCAGGGTGCGTACAAGATCCTGTGCGCCATCGAAGATGCCGGGGTTAGATTCAATATCTGAGGAGGTGTGAAGAATGGCAGGTAATTTTGAAGCGAAGAGAGCCATCAGCGGCAACTGGGGCGAATGGATTCTGAACGGCATCAAAGTGGCTGAAACCACAGCGCTGAAACTGGAAGTACAGCTGAACTTTCAGGATGTGCCCATGTGCGGCACACAGGCAAAACAGCAGAAGGGAGCAGGATGGACAGGTAACGGCAGTGTGACAATGACAAAAATCAACAGCCGCATGGCCATGATGCTGGCGGAAGATTTCAAGGCAGGCAGAACGCCGGAATTCACAGGCATCAGCAAACTGGACGACCCCGACGCATGGGGCGCGGAAAGAGTTGTGGTAAAGGGCGTACAGTTCAGCAATCTGATCCTGGCAGACTGGAGTGCAGGCAGCATCGGTACGGTGACATACCCTTTCACCTTTACAGATTATGACTTCCTGGACATGATCGAAGCTGAATAAATAAGCCCCTTATCTGTGCGGGGCTGAAATATAAGGAGGAAAACAATGAGTATTTTCACAAAAATGATGGAAACCGATTTCCAGAAGCTGGCGGAAAAGGAACAGGCGAAGATGGAGGTCAAAAGACTGAGCAAGATGTTCGGGGAACCTTTTGTGGTGCTTTGTAAGCCTATCAGCCAGAAACAGATCGTATATGTGGCGGAAAACGCCAAGACACTGCAGGATGAAAAAGTACTGTTCATTCTGGAATGCTGCAGTGTGGAAGGAAAGAAATTCAACGACGAGAGTTTCCTGCAGTGGACAGGCACACTGAAAGGCGAAGATGCCATCAGAGCCATGTTCCATACAGGGGAAATTGCAGGTCTGTACGATAAGATCAGCACTCTGAGTGGCTACGGCAAGGATGCCATCACTGAATTAAAAAACTGATACGGTCAGGGAAGGACCCCAGAGCGACCCTTGCCTATATGCAGTGGGTACGCTTTGGAACCCTGCCGGGAGAGGTCTACCAAATGACGGACGGAGAGGTGCTGGCGATGACAGCATTTTTCGACCTGTATCTGGAAGAGAGGAATGGTGATGGAGTATGAAAAAATTCTGATGAAAGGGGGAAGGAACCCAAGTGAGCGACAAGGATGTTAGTATCGTATTTCGCGCCAGTGACAGACTGAGTGAAAGCATCCGCGGGATGCGAAGCAACGTGAAGGGGCTTTCTGCAGACGTGGAAGCATACCGCAGAGTACAGCGGCAGACCTTTGAGGAAAAGGCGAAGGTAAAACTGGATATCACAGAGGCGAAAGCACACCTGAAGGAACTGGAAAAGGCTGTGAAAAGCGGTGCGGCAGGAGCGAAGGAAGCCTTTGTGGAACAGCAGACAGCACTGGAAGGGCTGAATGAAGAATACAAACGGCTGACCAGTCTGCAGAACGAAGCCACAAGGGCGGAAAAGGAACTTTCTGCGGCCTTCTCCAAATCGAGCAATGCCGCAGGCAGAGGCGGCACAGGGATGCTGGGAGCACTGGCACAGGCAGGCCTTGGCAATATGCTGGGCGGTGCAGTAGGTGACCTGTTCGGAAGCACCATGACCTCTGCTTTTGGCACGACGGTGGGCGGCGCTGTGGAAAACATCGGCGGGAACGCCATCACAGGGGCTGCCATGGGCAGTATGCTGGGGCCTTACGGGACTGCCATCGGTGCGGCCATCGGTGGGCTGACAGGTGCCATCCAGAGCCTGACGGATTACCAGAAGGACATGGACGGATACTTTCAGGAGGAAGTGCAGAACCTTTACAGCGGCACCATCACTGATATGGAAAACAGAGTGACCAGTGGCAGCGGCTATGCGGCTGAAAGGGAAATGTATCAGCGGAACTACGCCAGCATGACCGACGATGAGACCGGGGCGAAGCTGTATGAAAGCATCATGAAATACGGCGACAAGACCCCTTATGACACATCCACGATGCTGTCGAAGGGCATGGAAATGCTCTCCTACGGCGTGGAAGCAGGAAACATCATGGAAATGATGGACATGGTGGGCAACATCGCCATGGGTGACACGAACAAATTCAGCGGATTATCCTACGCTATCGCCCAGAGCATGAACAGCGGTGCGTTGAACGGTCAGGACAGGCGGCAGATGGTAGGCTGGGGCTTTGATCCTCTGGAATTTGTATCCAAAAACATGGGCATCACCATGGAAACGGCAAAGGAAATGATGAGCGCCGGCCAGATCACCTCTGAGATGCTGGTGGAAGCCATGCGGACAGCGACCAGCGAAGGAGAAAGATTCCACGAAGCGGTAAACGCCACGGCAGACACCTATGAAGGGATGCTGGGACAGCTGGAAAGTGCCCAGAAGAACATCGATATCGCCATGGGAGAAGGCTACAACGAGAAGCGTAAGGAAGGCATGGCGGCAGAACTGGAAGCCTACAACGGGGAGCTGGGGGACGCCATGAAGAGTGCCTACGAAATGGTAGGGGCATACGAAGCGGAACTGGAAAACCAGTATCAGCAGAGTATCATCAACGCCATGCAGGAAGCCACAGCCAGGATACAGGAAGAAGGACTGACAGGCATCGAAGCGGAAAAGGTGATGTGGGAAGCCAAGACAAAGGCTGAAATCGACTACAAAAACAGCGAGGAATACCAGATGAAGCTGCAGGCGGAAAAAGACCTTGTGGCCAACATCCAGAGTAGCCTTGCGGAAAGCGGTGAATATGTTTCCTTCGGAAAGGCTATGGCAGACCAGTTTTCCAAAGGCTGGCAGAGTGCCAG